TCAGGAACATCTGGTACAAGTGGAGCAACAACAATAGCAACAATAGCTGATGATGGAATTATATATGGTACAGCTGCAGTATTAAACTTTACTGGTAGTGGAGTTAGTGCTAGTTTATCTAATAATACAGCATCAATCTTTATAAGTGGTGGTGGAAGTGGTGTAGGATTTCCTTTCACTGGTTCAGCACAAATAACAGGCTCTTTAGGAGTAAGTGGAAGCTTGACAATATTGAGTGGCTCGTTTAGTTCATCAGTAGTTACCAATTTAGGTGACATATATACTGATGTACCTGCAGCAAGTAAGATTGTAACTTTAAGTTCAGCTTCATACGCAGCATTAGGAACTAAAGATGCAAATACACTTTATGTTATTAGTGGAAGTGCAATAACTGTTGGTACTAATGGTACAAGCGGTACATCAGGTAATTCTGGAACAAGCGGTACTTCTGGTTTAACTGGTACTTCAGGAACTTCTGGATTAGATGGAACTGGAGCTGGATTTCCGTTTAGTGGCTCAGCTGAAATAACTGGTTCATTAATTGTGACAGGTAGTAGTAGAACATTATTAGTTTCTACATCAATTTCATCAAATACATCTTCAATAGATTTATCTAAAGGTAATTACTTTACTGCTGGTGTAAGTGCTAGTACATTCTTTAATATACAAAATGCTAAACCTGGTCAGACAGTTGAAGTAATTATAACTACATTAATGGTAAGTTCATCAGCAATATTCCAATCTTCATCAGTTTATTTTAATAATGCTACAAATTATATACCAACATTTAAATCGCAATCAATAGATAAGTTGAATATTGTTGTTGATAATTCATCTAAACTTTATGTAATACCTGATAAATTATTTAATCTTTATACACAACCAGAACCAATAGCTGCATTAACTGCATCTTATTTAGTTGTAGCAGGAGGTGGCGCAGGAGCTTATACTGGTAATTTAGGTGGACGTTCTGGGGGTGGAGGTGCTGGTGGATATCGTAATTCATTTGCTGCTGAAACTTCTGGAGGAGGAGGTTCAACTGAAACACCAATTTCAATTACAACAGGAGTAGCATATACTGTAACTGTTGGGGCTGGTGGTACATTAAGAGGCTCAGGTTCATTATCTCAATTTGATACTATTATATCTACTGGAGGTGGTGGAGGAGGTATTGCTGATAATACTGGAGGAGCTGCTGGTGTAGGAGGAAGTGGTGGAGGACCAGGAGCAACTACTGGTGGAGCAATAGTAGGAGCAGCTGGCACAGCAAATCAGGGATATGCTGGTGGTACAACTCAAGCAGGTTCTGATTTAGCTGGCTCTGGGGGTGGTGGAGCTGGTGCTGTTGGTGGTAATGGAGCAAGTGGATATGGTGGAGCCGGAGGTGTTGGTTTAGCATCATTGATATCAGGAACTTCTGTATTTAGAGGAGGTGGTGGAGGAGCTTATGGTAATACAGCTGCTGGACCAGCTGGAAATGGTGGTGGTGGAATTGGAGGATTACAAGGAGGAAGTGCAGCAGCAGGTACAGCAAATACTGGAGGTGGTTCAGGTGGTGAATCTTCTGGAAATGGTGAACCTGGAGGTAGTGGTGTAGTAATCATTAGATTCCCAGCAACATTAACAGCAACATTCTCTGGAGGTGTAACTCAATCAACAACTACTTCTGGATTAGCAAAAATTGCAGTTGTAACTGCAGCTGGTGTAAGTGATACTGTAACATTTAGTTAAAATTAAAATAAAAATATATGGCACATTACGCAATATTAAACGAAGATGACTATGTAAAACAAGTCATAGTTGGTAAGAATGAAGATGAAATAGTATTAGATGAAAATGGAAATGCTATTGATTGGGAAACATATTATGGAGGTAAAAGAACATCATATAATACTTGGAGAGGAGTACACAAATTAGGTGGTACTCCTTTCAGAAAAAATTATGCAGGTATAGGTTTCTTTTATGATAGAAGACGAGATGCATTTATTCCATCAAAGCAGTTTCCTTCTTGGATTTGGAATGAAGATGCGTGCATGTTTGATGCACCAATAGTATATCCTACTGATGGACATGATTACTATTGGGATGAGTTTACAACAACTTGGAAATTAATATAATATGCCCGAAGTAGGAACACAAGTTTATTTAGGAAATACACAAATAAATGCAGCTGGATTATATTTTGCAAATGATTTAGTATCAATTAATTCATTTGTTCCACCAGCTCCACTACCAATTCCAACTGATGGTTTAGTAGCTTTGTATGATGCTAGTAATGCTTCATCATACCCTGGTACTGGTACAACTTGGACAGATTTAAGTGCAACGGCTGGAACTGGTACAATAGTAGGTTCTCCATCATTTAATAGTACAACAAAGTTATTTACATTCGCAGGTTCTCAAAGAGTTGATTTAACACAATTCTTAACATCGGGTGACCCAACGTATTCTTATTATGTTGTAGCTAGTGCAGGAAATGCTGGCACAACAATGTTATTTGGACAAGGTACTGAAGCTAATAACCAAAGAGGATTTATTATTCGTTTAGGTGGATATTTTGGATTTAGCGGATATAATAATGATGCTAATTCACCTAGTGGAATGGCTGTATCTAATAATACATTAAAATCAATAGCTTTAACTATGGATAATGATGCAGCAAATCAAAACCAAGCTTTAAGATTTTATTTGAATGGAACTTTTATATCAACAACTGGAACAGGTGGAGGAGCTACAAATTTAAATATAGGTACTACTGCTAGAATAGGTTCTAATGCTGGTAATAGTGAATTATTTAGTGGAGATATAGGTGTATGTATAGCTTATAATAGAGTTCTTTCAGATGCTGAGATAACTCAAATAAATGATTACTACGCTACAAAATATACATTAGTTTAAAATAAATGGTGTAATATTAGCGTAATCAATAAAATTAGGTTTACAATTGTTAAATAATAAAATAAACAAATAATATGAAATTAGAATCACAAAATTCGTATATCACTAATCCTCAATTTACAGGTGGTGTAGCAGTAGTACCTGTATCAGGTTCTACATTCGCATCTGCATCTTCTAACAATCCTCAATTTGGATTTGTAGCTGGAGGATTATATGTTGGTAAGCAAGGAGATTTGACAGTAAAGACATGGGACAGTTCTGTTCTAACATTTACATCAGCATCAGGTTTTATACCTGGTATTATAACTGCTGTATCTGCATCTTCTACTGCACAAATCATCATAGCTTTAAAATAAGAAATTAATGTTAAATCTAAATTACAATATAATTGGAGCTGGAGGATTTGACCGATTTTCAAAAGAAGAATCTAAAGGATTTATTCCATTTCAGGTACAATATGTTGTTGTAGCTGGTGGCGGCGGTTCTGCAGGCGGAGGTAATCTAAAAGCAGGACAAGCTGGAAATGGTGGACAAATAGTACAAGGTGGATATTGTGTTGAACCTTTTGCAACTTATTCAATAAACATTGGACAAGGTGGAAATGGTGGAGCAGTAAGTGGAAGCTTAGCAATTACAACTGGTTCATTAGGTCAAACATCTTCGTTTGCAACAATAACCGCATCAGCAGGACAAGGTGGTGTTTATCAAAACGCTGTAACCTTATCATTCTTTGGTGGAGCTGGTAATAATGGAGGTTTTCCTCCTTCAAACGGTAATGGTGGTTCAGGTTCTCAATGGGTTTATAACTTAGCAGGATGTCTTCCTCCATTTGAAGGATGTCATGGTGGTGAATATATTACATCATCTTATTATGCTGGTGGTGGCGCTGGATTTATAATAGGTCCTCCAACAATTGAATACATGATTGTTGGTGGTGGTGGTGGCGGTGCCTTTACAGGTGGAGGCTCCGGAGGTGAATGGAAAGTAGGTTCATTTAGTGCATACCCATCTGAATCTTATGCAATTAGTATAGGACAAGGTGGTAAAAACGCGCCTCCTTTAGCATACCCTAACAACCTTGGTTTTATTGGAACATCTTCTTTTATATCAGGCTCAAACGTAATTACACCTTTATTTGTAACAGCAAGTGGTGGTAGAGGTGGAATGGGAACAGGTGGTGGCCAACCAGAAGTTGGTGGTGGCGCAGGTGGTGGTTCATATCCTTATACAGCTTCAATTGACCAAAATGGTGCTAATGGTATTCAATGGTTAGATGGATTCTACTACGGAGGTGGAGGTGGAGCTTCAAGAGAAAATCCTAGTCCTGGTAATGGTGTAGGTGGATATGGTGGAGGAGGAAATGGTGGAGGTAGTACTTCAACAGGTTCTTTTGGTGGTAATGATGTAACTTTTTATCCATTTGGAATTTATTCAGGCCCTCCGGGTTATGGTAGTCAGGTTAGTAGAAATGATTTTGGAAATGGCCAAGGTGCAGGTGCATCTGGTCAAAGAGGATTATCAAGTGTTGGTTCTCCTTTTGCTTCTGGTAGTGGTGGTAATGGTACTGTAGTTTTAAGATATTCAGGTAATCCAGTAGCAACTGGTGGTGAGATTGTAACTTCAGGTTCTTTCACATATCACTATTTTGCATCTTCATCTAATTTTAATATGACACTTAGTGATTTATTAATTAGACCAGGAGCACCTGGTGAAAGTGGAGCAGTAACTGGTTCTAATGGAACAAATAATACTGGTGGTGGAGCAGGTGGTACATTCTATAATCAATCAGGTTCTAAAGGTGGAAGTGGATTCGTAGCATTAAGATACGAAGGTTTACCAATAGCAAGTGGTGGACAAATAATTGGTACTGACCATTACACATATCACATATACACAGCAAGTGGACAGTTCTACGCAATAGGACAAGAAACAAATCCAAATATTAATCCTTGCCCATAAAGCAAAAGATTACTATAAATAAAAAACAAATTGTTAAATAATTAAATAATCAATATATGAACGCAAGACAAGTATTAGATAAAATCGTAAAGACTCTTTCATTAAGCAAAGAGGAAGTACTTTTTACTTACGCTAAATTAGCAGATGGTACAATAGTTGAATCTCCTACATTTGATGTGGGTGAAGCAGTAGAAATTGTAACCGAAGATGGTAAAACTCCAGCACCAGATGGTGAACATGAGTTAGCATTGAAAGATTCTGAAGGTAACGAAGTCCTAATCAAAATAATGACTATGGATGGTAAAATTACTGAAAGAGAAAATGTTGAATTGGGTGATGATAAAGAAGTTAAAATGGAATCAATCGCTGGTGGTGACATGGGCGATGATGAAGCAGTAGCAACTGAAGAAACAGCAGAACCAATTGAAGAAGATATGAAATCAGTTATCGAAAAGATGGCTTATCGTATTGAAGAATTAGAGAAGAAGATGCAATCTATGGAAACTATCAAAGAAGGTAGTGAAGCAGATAAGGTTAAAACTGAAGACTTACCTGGTGACCCAACAAAAGTAAACACTGTTGAGAAAATGGCAGCTGTTGAACCTGATGAAGATGAGGAAGAAGAAGAATTACCTAAATTGGATGGTGCTCCAATTGATGAAAATGCACCAAAACAAAACGGAGTAAAATTAAATAAGAAGGGTGCTTTGGTTAATCCTCAGAATTCTTTTTTATCAAAATTATATAAATAAACAAACAAAATCATTTAAAAATGAGAAAACAACAAAATTTCGCACAACCTGCAGTAACCACAACTTATGCTGGTGAATTCGCAGGGAAGTACATTGCAGCAGCGTTGTTATCAGCAAAAACTTTAGATAACCAATACATCACAATCTTACCGAATGTGAAGTTTAAAAGTGTTATCCAAAAGATTGCAGTTGATAGCATTGTAAACGACGCTTCTTGTAACTTCACAACTTCTGGTACTGTAGCTCTTACTGAGAGAATCTTAGAACCAAAAGAACTTCAAGTAAACCTTGAATTATGTAAGCAAGAATTCGTAGATTCTTGGCAAGCACTACAATTAGGATATTCTGCATTCGATGAAATTCCAAAAGATTTC